AAAGCAGTTTCAACATAAATCTTTTGTGCTTCGCGAACGAAAGGAAGTAAGATGTCCACGTCTACATTGAGATTGATTGCTGTTGAGTCTTTTAATTTAGCTTCTGATATAAATAGTACATAGCTCATAGTTATCTTGCGTTTATATATCCGTTATTTTTCATTTTTCTTGGTGGTGTTGCTACTAGCTTATCGTTCTTCTTAGCAGTAAAGCCTTCTGACCTAGCCTTTGTATAGCCAATCATATCAGCATCTTCTATCTTAGTAGTCCTAGATTCTCCTATTGTAGTCTTGAATATTCTTCTACTCCAAAAGTGGAAGCATTGAGGTCCTCCTTTATAAAGCCAAATCGAGTACGTTGCTGCTCCACCCCTACCAAAGCCAGGATTAACTGCCTTTGTACTCATATTTAAAATATCTTCCTTTCGGTAGAGCTTATTTTGACCTGTCATTTGTCTGCAAAATTCTCTTTTAGTTCCTGACTTATTTGTTAAGAAATTATCCTGAGAATAAACATAACGTACTCTGAAGTAATCATAAGACTTTTTAGATATACCATCTTGTTCAGACTTACGACTAGGAATTGCCCTACCTGTTGAAGCTAGTTCTATCTTTTCTCCTGCAATATCATTTAACACTTCTTCATAATTAAAGTCTTGATGCTCACCATCTACTACTTCTTCTTCTATTAATTCCCAATCGTCTGACATATCTTCTCCAAACTCTTCAATGAATTTAGAAAGCTCTGTAGCTTCTTGATGTCCTTCACAAGCCATATAAACAGTTCTACCTTCATATTCGTGTGAGTGATACCCTTCACACCCTAAAGACTTTGCACTTTCTAAGGCTTCTTCTATGGTATCAAAAACAGGCTTGCCGTCTATCATACCAACTTTAGCAAAGTCTTGTTTAAAATCTTCTGCTACTTCTCCGTCTAATGGTGCTAATCCTATTTCAGAACGTATTTCGTCTTGAGTCATTACATCTCTAATCGTTTCAGAATCGAATTGAATTGTTATTGGTTTAAGTTGTACAAACTGAACAGGCATATCCATATTATTAACTTGGAATATCTTATGCAATACTTTTAAGATTTGATTTTGGAACGGCATTATTACCGTGTTAAGATAAAAATTAGAAGCGTTCGCTAGCTCGTCTGCATTACTTGAGAAGCCATTAGCACTATCCAAGCCCATAAGTGTCTTAGAAGTTACCCTATGACCTGAGAGGATGTTGCTAGTCAGTAGTTCTTGAAGCGCTAAATACTGCTTGTCCAAATCTGAAGGACTTATAGAAGTTATTTCAGGTACTCTTGTTTTATCGTCTGAGAAAGTCAAAACAAATTTTCCTGCATTTTTTTCCGAAGTAAATTTATCTTCTAAGCTTTGTTCTATTTGTCGTCTTTCTTCTGCCGTTGGTATGCCGTTCGCAAAGGAAATCATAAACGAGCCTGTAAATCCATTGGAGATGTTGTTTAAATGGAACTCAGAAACTTTAGAATCTATTAACGCCCAATTATTACAAGAGATGTAATCAGCCGTATAATAAGAGTTCATATTAGGACTATAAAGTCCAGTATAAAGAATTTGATTAGGTGAAGTTCTATCATTAACATTAAAGGCAGGTACTCTGTAAGGCTTGTTCATTCTTGTATTTGCCCAATCTCCTGATACATAATAACCTCTAGTTTTTCCAAATTCATCAGGACGCTCACTCCTAATCTTTTCTACTGGGATGTGATAGATTTCGGCTATTTGAGTTCTGTCTTTTGACCAAACTATATTAAGAGCAAATGCTCCTTGTAGCTTAAAGTCAAATGCTACCTTTTTTAAGACCTCGTGAAGTGTTTCATTTCCGTTAGCGTTATTAATAAAGTTTTGAAGCTTAACTCTTGCTTCTTCATCTCTATCATCTTCATCAGAAATTACTAGGTCTTCAGCACTTATCATTTCAGCAGTAGCATTTACGATAGCAGCTGTTATAGAACTAGAATAATAAAGGTCAATTAAGAACTGAGGATAGAGGTTTCTCCATTGTCCATTAGCGTCGCCGTATTCAATCCAATCTTTTCCCCTAACCTCCTGCACTAAGGGACTTGTTGAAGTGCTTAAATCTACTGAAATTATTTTATCCATATTTTTTATTATTGTCCGTAATATATCGTATTCGTTCCTGCTGCAACTGTATGTTCTGTATATTGTACTTGTTCCGTTCCTGATTTTTCTGATAAGTTAAGTATTCCTTTTGTAACTATTCCCTGAACTATTCCATTTGTATTAGCTACAGGAAGAACATCAATTTCAGTAGCAGGTGCAGTATTTAAAGCTACTACTACAGTTCCTATCCAACTTACTTCATAAACTTCATACTTCCAATGTCCTGCTGGTAATAGCTTTAATTCTGCTGCGTAGAAATCAGGAGTTACATTGTAATTAAAAAACATATGCGTATATCTATTGTAGATAGTTGAAGTAGGATAGCAGTAAACTATACTTCCATCCATATCATTAATGAACTTTATAAGGAATCTAATCTGAGTAGAAGCAACAGTTTTGTCAATTCTATTATCCTCAGTTGATAGTTCTGCATTAAAGCTTGTTTCTGTATATGCTTGTATCATACTATATAATAGAAAAAGTAAGTTTTTATTTGGAATAATGAAAAAGGGTAGCAATTAAGCCACCCTCATTCAAGAATTATAAGAAAACAGATTAGAAAATTAAGATGTAACTATTGTTCCAAAATTAAAAGCTGCATTTGAGAAAGGTCCTGTTGCTATCGGATAGTCAGCTACCATTGGGAAAGGCTCTGCCTCGATTCCGTCAAAATTAAGAGTATAACCTCCTCTGTCACCCCAAGCTGCTCCTGAGTCCATAGTCCCTGCATTAAGCTCCATTCCATTAGTTACTCCTAAAGCAACTATTACATCTGTTCCAGTTGCTAATGTAGCGTTTAATTGAGCGAAGCATACAAGTTTTGTAGCTCCTAAAAGTTTGATTTGATTTTGGTCTTCTTTGGTTAAACGGTTAAGAATAACGCTTAAAGAAGGAGTGTAATAAATCGTTCCATTTTCACGACTACCAACGATAGTGTCTGTAAGACTTGCTACACCTAAAGGCATAGTATATCTGTATAAGTCATTAGAACCCATTTCTAAGTCAGTAACTTCTCCTGCTGTAACAGGTAATCCAGTTGTTTCTATTGGTGCTGTAAATTGGTCGTAAACTCCGAAATAAACGAATTTTATTCCACCGCTGATTCTATTACAGTCGAGTCCCCGTCCTTTTGTTAATGCTGTACAAGCCATAATTGATTTTTGTTAAGTGGTTATAAAGATGGAGGGCTTTGACACCCTCCTTCTCCGTTTTTATTTATTTATTATGATTGTCTTACGATATCAGCTCCTGTACCTGTTTGTACACCTGCTGAATAACGAGCAACCATTCTAATATTATCAGAACCATCTAAAGTAGCCATATCCATCAAGTTGATTCTTGTAGCGTCAGAAAGCAAATCCGTCCCAAAAAATAATGAACTCTTTTGAGCTACTACCATTTGATTTTCTTCCATTCCGTTACATACAGCCAATTTGTAACCTTCAAACATTGGTACATATTCTCCGTTCATATTGTAAGCGTTCACATATCCTAATGTAGAAACTGCTCCAATGTAGTATTGGTAACTTCTTTGACTCATATAGATATGTAAATCTTCTTTACCTAAAGTTGTTGTAGGAATTGCAGTTACTGCTGACTGTAAGTTAGCAATGATATTTGCAGCAGTATAAGGTATTGCCGCTCCATCTTGTACAACTGTTGCATCAACACCAGGTAATAAAAGCCCTGTTACAGCTCCTAAGAAGCCATTGAATTGTCCTGCTACATTAGTTCCTCCCCAAATTGAATCTTCAGTTGCTTGAGCTATAATTTCTCCCATATAAGAAATAACGTAATCATCAAAAGATGCAGGTGGTGGTGCTCCTGCTCCTGCTCTCATTTGTAACGCTTCCCAACTGCTCAAAAGAGTTTCCTTGCAAATATCCATATTAACTTGTAACTGCTTGGGTTCCAACACTTTCTCTGTGAGCGCAAGTGTTCCTGCTGGTGTAAAATCGCACGTGCTGTCCACAACGCTATTTACTGTTTGATTAAGAGCTTGGATATTACTCTTAAATTTAATGTTTTCTATCATTGTTAGATAGTCTAACGAGTTTGATGCTTTTAAAGCTGCTGAGATGTAGAATCCAGCTGCCTTGCCCGCAAACGCGGAATTTACTGTAATTGCCATAGTTTGTTGATTTTTAGTTAGTTATGTAGAGTTATCTCTACTTATTATTTATTAGTTATGTAAGTTGTATAAGAACTTTTCTTGTTTTGTCATTCTTCTGAAATCTTGTGCAGTAGGTGTTGCTCTTTCTGAACTAAATTTATTTGTGTCTAAA